TAAATCGTAAAAATGTTTTAGGAGAAATTTGGGTAAGAAATAACGCCCAGTTAGTACAGCCTGCTTATATCTCTCTATCGGCTGTGTTTGATACCTACACCAACACAAATCTTATAAATGAATTAACTAGTACAACCGGAATTAAAAAAATAGACGTCTTTTTTGATACTCTTTTTGTTCAAACAACAGGCACCGTTATTTTTGAGAAACTAAATTACGATTACGATATTGATAAAATTTTTAGTATTTCTGACAATGCTAGATATATTTCCCTAGCGATGCCTGTTTCAACATCTTTTATTCGGGAATTTGCAAATACAAACTTTACAGGTTATACGTTTGCAAAAGCTGGAGAAACATGGTTCTTCCCTCAAGAGAAAATAGTTGTTATTTCTGTATGTGGTTATAAAGACAATATACTAACACCTGAACTCTATAGTTACGATCTAAATAGTTTAACACTACAAAAAGTATTTCCTGTAACATCTAGTGATATAAGCACAATACAGAGCCTATCAAGTGTCAGCCTATCCTCTATTAACGAGCCCTTACTATCACATAATAAATTTAAAAGAGAATATCTGTTTGTAATTCCTGGAAAAGATAATAATGGTAAAGATGTTTTAGTAGAAATTGGTATTAAGGATTTACCACAACTTGAAATTAATACTGTTAGCGTATATACAACTCTATCAAGCAATACCGTGTCTGAACCACCTGCCATACTTCATAGTCTTAACACCACTCTTTCAACAATTAGCACACTCAATTTTCAGTGTATAGCTACAAATACCCCGGTTACCTTTACGCCAGTTTCTTTACCTTCTTGGATTAGTTTAACAAATACGGGTCTCTTTCAGGGCAATCCTCCTTCCACTCCGAGCACGTACTTAGCTACATTTACCGTAAGTAATAGTATTGGTCCCACTTACTACTCTTTAAATATTACTGTTCAATGATTACCGACTTTATAATTTACAATGGACAAACAGTTCCAAGTAATTACACTTGGGATAACGATCTTCCCTTTGTAGGTATTAATACTACCCCTGCTAATGCAACAACCACGTATGTGTCGGGTTATGCACCAGGTCTTAGAGTAACATTTTATAATAATGAGTCTCAGTCAGATTTAGGTTTTGATCAAATTAGCTATAATTGGGATTTTGGTGACTATTATAATGATACTAATAATAATGTTTCTTTATCTTGTATTTCTTTAGTACAGCATACCTATATAATGCCTGGAGTATATACAGTATCTTTAAGACACTTACAATCAAGAAAAAGAACCGAATTAGACCCTAGCGCGTTAGCTAGATTATGTATTGGCAAGTACAGTGTAAATTGGTACTGGAATAACTTACAGTGTGGTAATTTGCAGCAATTAACCTGGGATCAAACAATGTGTGTGCCTCCTGCTTCTGCAGGAGTCCCTAGACCTAAGTGGTGGGACAGCGAGACTCAATGCTTTCAAAAATATTGTAAGTTTTGGTCTTGGTATGATTTAGCAAATTATTCTGATAGTGCTAACCCGGTACGCTGGAACGAAACCATTACCGATGCAGATTTTGAAAAGCTTTGGATGTTTGAAGATAATGAAACTAATTGTACAGTAACCGAGGCGCAATTTTTAGACACTATTGAAACAAACGAGCAAACAGTTATAAAACCATTTTGTGTTGAGGTAAAAGAGCTTCCTCCAGTAGCAGAAATTTCATGTATTACAACTCCAACAGGTAATACTCCGCACACTGTAGTTCTTTCTCCAACAGGTTGTCAACCGGGATCTTTCCCCATCGACCGGATCGATTGGGATCTCGGAGACGGTACCCCCATAATAACTCATACCAGATACGCTCCTCCATCCGGTAGCAATATTATATACAACGGCAAGTATTCTTCAGACCCTGAAGACGCTCGCAATTACAATATTATTCATACATACGTAAGAGACTCAAAAACCTACCCAGTATTTTATCCGTCTTTAACCTGCTATAGCGCTAACACTAATACCCAAGATTCGTGCTCAACAACAGTAGGGCCTATATCTTTACCTGATATACCAAATACCAACCTTGTTAAAGTCCGTAATACTGTTAGAGGCAATCTCTACGCTTTTGATATTAATAACAATATAGCGTTTACTACAACAGTAACTACAACTAGCGAACCACTAGCATCTACAGCTCCTAAAAACCGACTACTAATTAATTCAGGTACTACTAATCCGTTCTTTGGTACCCCAAATAATAACTTATATCCTTCAATATATACTCCAACGTGTCAACTACTACCGTCAGCCTTCTTACCAACTACAGATGTTCTAACTACAGAAGATAGTACCCCGAACGCAGGAGACAGTATAATTGAGCTAGAAGATGGTATACCAATTACAACCGATTTAGAATTCTTTATCGAGCCATAAATAATATAAATGGCTAGTGTTAAAATATCTCAGTTACCAGTTGGCGGTAGTATCAATACTAACGATGAATTTCCCATATCCCGAGGAGGTTTAGAAACCTATAGAATACTTGCAAATCAATTAGTAACAGCAGGCGGCAATGTTGGTAGCGCTGCTGGAGTTTATCAAACATTAGATACAACTACAGGTAGTACCACTTTAAGATTTCGTTCCCTGTCAGGTGTAGGTGAAGGTATACAAGTTATTCAAAGCACTAACACAGTTAATATATCTATTTCTGGTCAAAACCCATCTAAGAACGTATTTACCGGAACAGGTTCCCAAGTTAATTTTGCATTAACAAATGCAAGTTCTCGTAATGTTAATAACTATCGTGTTGATATTGATGGTGTTTTACAAGAGCCAGGACAGACTGCCGATTATTATCTTGATAGTTCTAATTTAGTTTTTACTACACCCCCACCTTCGGGCAGTAAAGTAGTAGTAGTATCTAATAACCTACTCCCATTAGTTGAAGCGGTACCTGCTAACAACTCTATAACAAATGCAATGTTCACTGATGGGTGTATTAATACACCTGAATTGTCTTCAGGAGCAGTTACTACAGATAAAATAGCTTTAAGTGCAGTTACAGCGGATAGAATTAATTTAACGACCAGTCTTAGCTCGAATGGATACCAAATAATGCCAGCTGGGCTAATTATGCAATGGGGAACAGTTTCTAGCCCTGCAGGGTCAGTTTCTGTTAATACAGCCTTTAATTTTCCAATAACATTCCCGGTTTCAGCTCTATCTCTAGCAGCGCTTGGAGAACTGGCTACAAACGATCGCCTTAGCTATACTAATCTTACTAATACAGGAGCAACGTTTCAAGTCGCAGATACAAATAGTGGTACAGTTCAATCTGCAACTATTAAGTATATAGCGTTAGGGTATTAGGGTTAGTATTTTTGCAAAAACGTAGTCTGTGCCTACTTCAACCATTAAATAATCAATAATGGCTGAAATTGTTTACAAGTCCCTTTCTAGTCTATCTCCAGTAGAGCTGAAGTATCAGTACTATAAAGATGAGCAATTAAAAGTATCCCTTAAGACCTATAAGGAAGGTTATACTTTTTATGAAGCTGATAGTCTTCAAAACTATCAAGATATTGCTATTAATAAGGGAACTTGTTTTGTGTTAACTTCCTCTATTAGTCTAAGCACCGTTTTTACCCCCGCAAATACAATAACCATTGGTCAGCTGCCAGCGTCTATTTTATTACAACCAAGAAGCTCTTTTATATACTACGCTAGATATGAGTCAAGTTCAAATTCTATAGTTGAAGGCTTATCTTCTGAAGCACCTTCAGTATTTTATTTAGCACCTACAGAATCAAGCGACGAAGTAGAAGTGTTTGTTAATAATAGATATTTACAAGTAAGGGAAGTATACCCTTATGCAGTCTACACGGCTGAACGCTCCCTTGACCCTGAAGAGATACATAGACAAAGATTTAAAGTAGTATATCAAGGAGGCTTTATAACTTTTAAAACAAAAACTAACGCCGGCTATCGATATCTCTGTTTTACAAATGATCGTATAATGAGAGCTACCGGAGTAGTATTAAACAACACTGCAATAAACGATTACGTTTTTAAGTGTTTACCGGTAACTACCACAACCTTACAAAGAGGCTTTATACCTTCAAACGACTGGGTGACTTATTACTTTGATATTGAATCAGAGGCTGAAAATAAAACCGTTACCGTAAATAAAGATATACAAGATACCTCTACAAACTTTTTAATAGACTTTCCTATTGAAAGGGTTTTTGAAGATACTGAAGTAAACGTTAATGTGGCTAACCTAAAAACAGGTCTTACCCCCGCTGGAGGCCCTGCACCTGTTGATAACTCTTACACTAAAAATGTTATAACTACAAACTAATATGTCTGATATTAAGCAAAGAGAATACTATAAAATTTTTACCGGCACTAACCAAGAGGATGGTTATGATAAAGTTCATCTGGGGTACGAGGCTGAAACAACCGAAATTAACTTTAACCGAGACCAGACAACATATTTTCATATGCCGTTCTTTGCAAGTTCTCAGCCTATTTCAGAATCTACTTTAATAGCTGACGGCGCTGTCCCGGGACCTATACCTGCTTTAGCAGATAGAGTGCTTAAAAAATTAGGCAACTACGGCAATACAACCCCTTGGGGAACAGCTTCAGAAAGATCAGACGGTACCTGGCTTTGTTCTTGGTTGTATGCTTTATCTTCAGAACCTCCTGTCTGGAAAGATAGGTATTATAACCCTGGTAGACTTGCTTATTGGGAAGCTCTAATCGGTGAAGCTAATTTTACAGATTACATAAAATCAGATGAACTTTATTACGATATTGATTCAACACTAACATTTGAACCCGGGGTATTATATCAATACTTTCATCAAGGAGAGGGAACAGCGTTAGAAATTGTTAAAACTTTTGCAGGTGAAGATAAAACAAGGCTAAAACTAGATATAGAGGACTGGTCTTTTGCTCGCCCGGATGACCCGCAACCTGTAGATAAATCGATTTATAATAATAATATAAATGTATCTAACTTTAAAAATGATTGGGTGGTTAATTTATTTGATCCGGGATTTTTAGATAGAAGCTCTTTATCTTTTAATAATACCGACTTTATAGATGCAAAAGTTATCTTTAATCAGTCTTACAATCTAGAAGATGAATTTACATTATCGTTCTGGGTTTATAGCCCTGATTGGTCTCAAGCAACATCTACCCAGCTTGTAGGTAATTTACGTAAGGGCGGGTATGGGGTATTTTATAATAACCTATACTATAATCCTTATTTTGTTATTCCTGAAAACACTTACGGACATTTATTTTACTGTAATCAAGAATCAATAATTTATACAGATAAAAATACTCAATCTGTTTTAGGTACTCCATCAAACCCTATAAGCAATAATATAAACTCAAATGCTGAAATTATTAGTGTTGATGCTCTAAGTGGCCGGGTTATAAAATACAATCATATTGGAGACGTTTTGACATTTACAAAAGATTTATCAGGTAACGGTTTAAATGTTAACGGAACACCTAAACTTTCTATTTTAGATGGGTACGATAATTTAACTGTTATAACTACTCTTAGCACATACACGTTTAACAGGGACTTACTTTTAACCTCTACTTCTAATGTAGCATATGGTTATAAGGAACAAGTAGCATATGATCAGTCTGGGGTGCTAGTGAGAGAGTTATCATGCTTAGACGTAAAATTTGACGATTACGATCAAAAATGGGTTATAAAGGAGAACGGCAATCTTTACTGCAATAATGTTATATTAACTTCAGTACCTGCAAACGGCACCGGAACTAATATTGCTGTAGATCCAAATAACGATGTATGGTTTTTAGCTGACTATAATAAGATCTATAAAATTGATACTATTAACAAAAACCTAAAAGCTACATATGAAGTTGGGGTTTTAACCGATCAGTCAGATGAAAAAAATATAAGCTTTATAAAAGACTATAGTAGAGCTACAAATTCCTTTACCTGGTATGCTGTTTTATATCATAATTTAGAAAAAACTTTATACTTTGTAACGCTAGACGGTAAAATATTTAACGATATATTTTTACCTCAGAGTCTCAACACCCTAGACCCAGCAACACAGACCCAGAACGTTGATGCTTTAACTTTTACCGGAAAAGGAGATTTCACCGGGTATGAACAAAAAAGAATCTTTAATAAGATTTTATATAACAACAACCCACAACTTCAACTAAAAGTTGCTGTTAAATCCCCAAATCGTAGTTTACCAAATTCTACATACACTCTTTCAGTACCTGCGCAGTATCTTGTAAATGATGCATGGCACTTAGTTACAGCTACACTTAAAAATCATACATTAAATTTATACATCGATAACTACTTACGAGACTCAACAGTGTTACCAGGCAATCTAGATTTAAATTATGAATTTAAAAACGATCTGTTTATTGGATCCCCTTGCGGTAAAGCAGACAATCTCAACAAAGAAATTAACTCAACTTCTGTAATTTGGAATGGTTATATTGACACTGTTCGTATCTACGATTATGCTATAGAAGCTAAATTTATATTATTTTTTGTCCGTGAAAAAATATCAGCTACTAATATAACCTGGAATATACCTACAGCTGCCCTGCAATACGTTGAAGTTATAGAAAGATTTTTTAAACATAAAATGCCTGGGTCTAAAAGTATATTCTTTAAACTAAAACTTTCCGGGACAAGTATTACTGATCCTACAGTTCGAAAGCGTATTGAAGATGACATCAAAGTAGCAGTAATGCAATTAAAACCTGCATATGCTGAATTACTCAAAGTAGAATGGATCGAATAACTCTTTAAATATTACTATAAATGTCTTTATCTGCTATTCCTAATATATTTGATCCCGGTGCAACACCTACTGTGTTTCTACCCGTAGATGGTAGAGAGGCGTTTTTTGTCGCTTCTATACAAGCTGGTCTCTCAGGTGCTTTACCTCTCGAAAGATGTTTTGACAAATATGGCATTTTATGGAAATGGTCTACATTTGAATTATCAGCTATACCCCAGCTTAGCTCAACTAAAACTCCCTACCCTTCTTCCTGGGCTACGGTAGACTGTTTAGGGCTATCAGGTAACCCTAATACTACTAGCTATATAACTACAACTCCCGGACTTTTTCCTAAAAAATGGAGAAACGAAGGCGGGTTATCAGCGCAATTCTTTAGCCCTGCAACTACATCATGTACAGCTGATAAAATAACCTGGACCCTTTCAGCCTCTAACTGGCCTCAAATATACACAGAAATAAATTCTCTTTCAGCAACAACCGATTTTATTTACAGTTTAAGATTTGAAGACTACGGAACCGAATATAATAAAATTAATATCTATCAAGACACCCTCGTAACAGTTAGAGCTCAAGTAACAGGGACCTGTTGCAGTGTAACCGCTCCAATAACCTGTGAACCGGCATTTATCGATGAATCATATACCTTTAAAGTAATTGCACCACCTCTTGTAAAACTTTATACACCAAATAGGTATAACCTTACAGGTGTTAACCTTAATTTCGAAAACCTTATTACTAACTTAGCTTATGTTACCGGTTTACGAATTGATCTAGATGATAGCAAAGAAATATTTTTAACCGGAAGTAATATTACAAATTCTTTTAGTGTAAGTTATGATGTCGTAGGATTTAAAACGCTAAAAGTAACCTCGTACTTAAATTACACTGAAGTGCCCTATACGGTTACATTACCCGATATTATAGAGGTAGTGAGTGTGTATGATACTGTTTCACCTAGAGAGTATCGTTCTGTCCTAACCCCTATTGAGCTACCATGGCCTGATCAACCAAAAGTAGGCACTAATGACTGGGCAGTTGAAGACAATATTAATAACTGTTTTGAAAAGTTCTATGAAAACCTAGAATATCTTGAATCTCGCGGCCGGGCATACACAGGCACTTTTTCAGATTATTTTGGTTATCTTGGAGCTCAACCTAATATTTTAGTAACCGGGGTAACTGGTTGCCCGGTTTGGACCTGGGCTGATCTAGATTGTCTTAATACAACTCTTCCTTACTCAGTAACTTGGAGAGATGTTTATATACCTCCAACATCAGCTACTGATCCAAGCTCAATAGGTCAGTGGGTTGATTGTGGTACTTGGGTAGATCTTGATTGCCTTAACGCGTTTTTTAATCCTAACTGTAGAGAAAAATATTGTGTCGATTGGAATTGGAAAGCTAGAAAAAAAGCAAACTCAACAAATACATTTGAGACTACTTGGCAGTCTTCAGTGTCAGGTGCCCAGTATCAAAAGCGGTGGTACTACGAACCCTGTGATGAATCTCGCGTTGTTGTTTGTGATGAAGGGATCTGGAATGTTGATTTACCTAACTTAGATACTTACTATGACCCCATACCATCTCCTGCCATACAACAAAGATGTACCTTTACTGGGGTTGTTTCAAAACAAAATAAACTTTATACATCTTTAAAAACAATTATTAAACTTTTAGAATCTGATTATACAGCTACATATTATAGTTATAGAGATTCTTTTGATGGGATATTAGCATTTTCTAATATCAAAAATATATGCATGGATTCTTCCAATAAAATCTATGTACTTGATAATATTCTATCTCAAGTAGCCGTTTACACCTATGAGCCCGATACACCTGGAGATGACTGGACGTTATTTACTAACTGGGGCGGGTTTGGAACAGCTGCTTCTACTAATAAATTTTCAAACCCGAACGATCTTCATATAGATCAGTTTGATGACGTCTGGGTAACTGATACCGGGAACAGTTGCATTAAGCATTATTCAAACACTGGAACCTGGCTTAATACTATAACTGATGACGAGTTAAAAGCTAATGCCCCACTATCTGTTGCCGTAGACAGTCAAAAGATGGTTCATGTATTAACAAGTAAAGAAGTTCGAGTCTACTCCTATGAAGGTATCTACAAACAAAGTTACTCATATACAGAATTCACGACTTCAAGTGCACCCGTAAAAATTAATACCTCATATAATAGAGAGGTAATTTATCTTGCTCTTGAAACTCAGGTTCTTAAGTTCTTTAGAAACGGCGTATTTGCTGGTTACATAATTCAAGAAAAAGAAAATCTACCAACTATCACAAGTCTATATCAAGATGAGTTTAGAAACCTATTAATAACAGCTGGAGATAAAATTTTAAAGTACCCTGATTTAATGACTCAAAAACTTCTTAAAGGTGCCCTGCCTTCTAATTACTGGACTTTACAGGATCTTCTTATTAATAAAGAAGAGTACGTACAGAACTGGGTTTACACAAAGGCATTTCAGAGAATGTGGGATAATATAGAAATCTTTAGAAATACTCTACTTTTTGACGGAACAAACCCTTGCAAATCTTATAAAGCACCTTTACACGGAAAAGAAAAGATGATTATTGGTCAAAACGAAATTGTAACTTCTACAGTTGTTAATCGTGTTATAAGTTATCTCTGGGAGAACTTTGAAACTTTAATTGATTACTTTGATCCAAGTTGTGAAGCAACAACTCTCTAATTAAATATACTATACAATGTCCTGTCCTACAGTTTCAGTAATCCAATCAAATGAATGTATCGGTAATTCTTTAGCTGGTATTAACGATAACTTTGCTTCGTTAAGTGACGGTGTTTGTGATAATATTAACAGAATTACCGATATAGAAAACAACATTACAAATCTTACCAACCAGCTTATTGGTCTGTCAGGGGCTGTAACACCTGGAGCAGCTCGAGCTTGGGTTGTTTTTGATGCTACTAGAAATACTGCAAATACAGTAACTTCCTTAGGTAATAGATTAATTCGTAATAGTTATAATGTTTCATCTGTAGCTAAATACTCTACAGGTGGTTTATTTGAAGCAACATTTACAACTCCGTTTACGAACACTAATTACGGTGTTATAGCTACATGCAGTGAAAAAGCAGCTGGTAGTGGTAATTTTGTTTGGGCTCAACCTAGCCTAAGAGATACCAATTTCGTACAACTTTATATACGTTCAATTAATGCATCTGATATAGCAGATCCCGAATACGTATCTATTATAGTAATATAAGTTATGAGTATCTGTGAATTGCCAAATGCAATAACCACCATAGACTTAGATGAGTGTGTTGGTACTTCTTTAGCTACCATAAACACAAATTTTTTAAAACTACAGCAACAAGCCTGTGAAGATAGCACAGAGCTATCCCGATTAACTCAAGACTTATTAGCTCTTAGTTCAAGTTATTTAGAATTATCAGCTAAAGCTCCCGGTATACCAAAAGCATGGATTGTCTTTGATGGTAATTCCGGTGCAATACCAACAGTATTTGCTTCTTACAATATGTCCGTTTCAAGTTCAGGTACAGGGCGTTATGCTGTAACATTTGGAACTGCTTTCCCAAGCCTTTGCTATGCACTTGTAGGTAGTTCGAGCTCTACAGCTGCAAGCCCTTTTTATACTTGGTTGCAGCCTACAACAGCCTTTACTCCTGCATCTGCTACTATAAATATACATGATCTATCTGGAACATTTGTAAACCCAGAATATGTATCATTAGCAGTATATTACAAATAAATTATGGCACGTGTACATACAACAGCATTTAACGAAACAGACTGTATTGGAGACTGTTATGAACCTATTAATAACAGCTTAGATAATCTTGATACTGCTGTTCAGAATCTTTCTGCATCTGTAATTGACTATACTAAAGTTGCATCAGGCATGGTTTTAAACTGCGTTAATGTATTTACAAATACTGCAGTAACCTATAACGGTATTGCAAATACCGAAACAGAAATAGCTGCTCTAAGTACCACAATTACACCAAAACTAAATACAAGTAAAATTCTTATTCAAGCAATGATTAATGGTGAGGGGTATCATGATGCTGTTTATCGTTTAAGACGGTTTGTGGGAGGTACTGATCAAGGACTTTTAGGAAATGCAGTCACCGCTGGGTCCCGTAATACAGGTATATCCCCCATGCCTTATGACGTTGATAATACTAGTACAATGACTAATAGCTATATACAATTTTACGATACCCCGGGTACAACTAGCCCAGTTACTTACAGGTTTTACTTTCGACCAGCAGGCGCAACACCATTTCATTTAAATAGATCTGTTACTGATACAGATAATAATGTTTGTGAAAGAGCATCTTCGTCCGTTACTCTTTTAGAAATAAAAGGTTAGTCTATAGAAAATTACCCCTTTTAGAATAAATATAATTATAACATATGAAGAAAAATCCTCTTGAAGAAATTTACTCCTCCCAAGTTCTTCTTAACGAAGAATCAAGTAAGACATCGAACGTAGTAGTCCCTGCTGGACATCAAGAAATCGCTAAAAACGGTAAAGTTGGTCTAGTAGCAGGCGGCGCAACAGAGAAAGTCAAGAAGGATGTAGAAGATCCAGAAGAAATGGAAGGCACAATGGTTCTTACTGGTGAACCAAAAAAATTAAACGACTCTATGGAAAAACCAACCAAATCATTTGAAGGTTCATTTGAAAAACTCTTCAAAGCTACAATCAACGAAGAAATGGGCGAAATGCCAGAAATGGAAATGGAAGTTGAAGTACCTACTTCAAACGAAGATATGGTTGACGAGCTCGAAGGTGATAAGGACGAAGTATCTGATCTCGTATCAGATCTTAAATCAGTAATGGATCATCTCCAAAACATTCTCGATAAAATCTCTGAAGAAGGTAGTTCAGAAGAAGGTGAAGAAGAAGCTAAATTCGGTAACGAAGGCGAAGAAGCCTCAGAAGAGACAGAAACTGAAGAAGAGGCTGTTAAAGAAGCAACTGAACTAAAGCCAGTAGGCAAAGCCGGTCATGATCTCATGTCAAAAGCTAAAGGTCAAGTAAAAGGTGCCGTAAAGGTTCATAGTGGTAAAGCACACGGCGGTGATGTTGAATCAGATCCAGAACTTAAGCCAGCTAAGTCATTCGACAAGTCACTTCAAAGCACTAAAAAGTTTGACGTTAAGTCAACTGTTAAAAAGGGCGAATTCTTCAAATAAGAAGTCTAAACAGAAATTAATAGACGACCCCGCAAGGGGTCGTTTCTGTTTATAGAGAAAAGCTTAAATACAATATATGAGATTGTTTGAAAAAGAGCTTAAAGATTATATCAAGTACCATACAGATCCAGTTTCACCTAATTCATTAGACCCTAGAGTTTGGTACTTCCTTCCAGGTGGCGGAGATCCAAAACTACAACCTGAAGTTAAGACTCAAATACTTCAAGATATTGATCGTATCAACCAGGCTGAAGGTCAAGGTAACTTAAAAAGAGTCTGGGATTACTTTATGGTAGGACCTGTTTTAGATGAAAACTCCTCTGCCAAATGTTCAATTAATATCCTAGTCCAAATTAATAAAATTAATTTAGACGATATGCTTAAAGAAAGAATTCTTCAAACAATTAAAGATATTAACGGAAGACTAGCAACAGGCTCTCTTCACCCTATCTATTATATTCCTACAATTAGAGACTTAGATAAAGAAAGATATGCTGCCATATATCACCCCTTTACAGAGAAGTGGATTAAGAAGCCTAGATTCCTTGGAGAGTCAACATTTGATCTCGATAACCTTCATAAAGATATTGATAAGAAAAAGAAGTTTGCAAAATACTCTCCTAAGAGAGGTCTCAAAAAATTAACTAAAATCTAAACATGCAAAAAGTCCGTTATCTAGACAAAACAATAAATGATAACGAACGGTCCCTAGTATCTGGTTATTGGAAAGAACAGATAGAACATTACGGGGCCGAGGTAACTTATTATACCCACGGCTACACTCTTTCTACCCATTACTACCTTTACGGTGAAGATACTACAGCTACATTTGTAAGTGCAGGACCTATGGTCATGTTTACTGATATTACTAATGACGCTATTATGCTTTCTAAGTTTGGTATTATGGCTGATTGTGACATGACTTGTGTCATGCATATATCTTCCTTCCAAGAAGAATTTGGTCAATATAGAGAACCGAAAGCAGGTGACTTAATTGAATTAAAAGAGTATGGTGGGTTTGGAGACAGACCAGGCGGCAGAGGAGCACCTGTGTATGAAATAACAGAACGCGATGATCAGAATTTACAATTTAATGCAAACTCTCTCATGGGGCATTATATCTGGGTTATGAAATGTAAACGTTGGGAATACTCATCAGAACCGGGCGCGCCAAAAGAAGAAAAAAACATCCAGTTCAATGACGATAATTTTTACGGGCGGGAAGCTGGCGGTGAAAATCCAGAAGAGCTTGTAGAACCATATGAACAATCTAATGATAAAGCAGCAAAGTGCATTATCGATGAAAATGCTCGAGATATTTCAGAGCCCTATGGTTATTACGGAAATCTTCCGGAGTTATAAAGAGACCAATGTTTAGATGTAACTTGTCTGTTACATTTTAAAGCGTTTACGTCAATACCTTCTTTTCTCCACTCATAGCATGTTTTTGTTACAGTATTGTTTGTTTGTACGTGAAATAGTGTTAATAAAGAAATATCCTTCTTCCCGCTTGTATTAAATTTTACTCGTCTACCTTTTCTTGGATCGATCCAACCTGGCCCGTGTATCTCTTTAGCTGTCCTACCCTTTAAAGGGCTTATATAATTAGAATCCCGATACTTGTGCCTCTCTTTTTGTGCGTTTGCAATATTACGTTTATGCTCTTCTGTAAAAACAGCTCCTGTTCTCGATGGAGGTTTAGCAGCAATCTTACAATTGTTAAAACCTATTTTTTCATTCCAAGGCTTTAATGTATCTAAATATTTTTGTTCTAATAAAATTAAATCTTTATAGTTAATATCTTTACTAACACACTCAATACATTCAACTATAAAAGATGTTTCATTATGTTTGTTATACGAATTTTGTAAACTCTTATTAAGATGTTTATTTTTACGTAAGTGATTAAAATGAGTTCTTATACGGGTATTAATATGTAAAGAACTTCCAATATAAAAGCGATTGTTAGAAGTGCAGCTTATTTTATATATACCAGCATTTGTGGTATTATTTTTAATATTTTTGTGTATAGTATTTTGTAAGTTATCCATAATTAGAGTGACGGGACAGCCCTTAGTTATCCAAGGGTTGGTAAGTAGCGCAAACTACATACCTAACCGTCTTTATTATTTATTCTTGAAGGATTAAATAACTAATATGAACGTTCTTCCACGCTATACATCAGGCTCAACTAACTTTAACTCGGTTATTACGAGTTATGATGCATTAGCACAGAGAATTCGCAGACAAATGGGAGAGCCCTTAGTTAACGTTGAAATAGCTAATGAGCAGATCTATGACAACATCGCTCAAGCTATGGAGTTCTTTACTAAGTATGCTGGATACACTGAGGAATTTCTGGTTTTTGATTCTAAATTGTATCAAAAAGGTAAAGGCATCAAAGTTGATACGCTTATTAATCAAACTCAGGAAATGTATTCATCGTTTACCCCTGATATGTCAGCTGGTTATGATTATGATTTAAACTCATATAGAAGAGTGTTAGACTGCTTCTCTTTTTCATACGGTGAAACTACAGGTATTAATACACTCTTTACGCTAGAACAGGCCATGGCCCAGCAAATCTATTCTAGCTATATGGTTGGTAACTTTGGATTTGATCTTGTTAGTTGGGAAATTCTCAAAGGCTTTATTGACACCCGTAATAAGGTCCTAGCCATGACCCCGCATTATCGTTTTGATCCTAAGAATCAAATTCTAAGAATTATACCTGAGCCAATCCCTGAGCAAACATATATGGGTATTGTTGGTTGTTACTTAGAAAGACCAGTTAAAGATCTTATTAACGAAAGATGGATTTACAGATACGCTTTAGCATTATCAAAGATTACAGTAGGTAATGTAAGAGGTAAATACGGTGGCACAAACCTCTTTGGTGGCGGTCAGGTTAACTATACCGACTTTATGTCTCAGGGTATTAGTGAAAGAGACTCTTTAGAACAAGAATTAAAGAATACATACGAAGATGTGACTGGTGCTATGTTCTTTATTGGAGCTATAATGAAGACATTAATACCAGCTGCAAGTATTGTTTTACCATTTTTAAATGCATGTATATAAACCCTTTCACAAGTAAAAGAAATATATTATATTTTACTCAAGATGTTTTAGAAAAAATTATAAATTGTTACAAAGAAACAAATTCTGTTTTAAAAGTTTCTCAGAAATTTAATAAATCTCAGAGTCATATTAAAAGAATTCTTACTTCTAATAATATTCAAACGTACAATCGTTTTGAGTCTACTCTTATTAGAAAACCTAAACTATCTTCTATCTATAAAGAAAAAAATAATATTATTAAAAAATATAATAATAATATTTCATTAAAAGCAATAGCAAAAGAATATGATGTTGATATTTCTTCTATAAAAACTCTTATTAAAAAATATAGTTCATTGAAACCTTCTTTAAACCATCAAAAAACACTAGCACCTTTTAAAGAACAAATAATA